CATAAAAGTTTTCATAATTCCAGAACATAATCTTCTAGAATCTGTATTTGTTCTTTTAACTCTAACTATTTGATAACCACTTATATAATTATTTATGAAATTTGGACAAGTATCAAAATTTAAAGTAAATTTTATTCCTAATGCATAAGCAGTTGTTACAGTACTACTAGGATCTCTAAAAGTTTCTCTACTTAAAGGAAAATAATTTTTTTCTATTGTTCCGTCAATTATTGTAGGTAATGTATCTTCATCAGATATATCAGGAAATTTAATATCCCCAATAGGTTCTACAAAAGAAGCTTCTCCTTTTTTATTGTAAAAAATAATTCCAAATCTATATGTTTCTCCTCTTTTATATCCACGAGTAAGGCCTGAACGAAATGGGGAAGCTTGTGAATCAAAAGATGCATTTATGTAATTTCCATAGCCATCTAATAAATCAGGATTATGCATTTGATAATTTCCAACGTTATTAAAATCTGCCCCATTACTAGAATCTACATCAAAAGGTTCTAAATGAAAATGATAACTTACATTAGGAGTGATACTAGCCACAGTAGATGGCATAGTACTTACAGTAGGATACGGCTGATTAGGATTTACAACATAATCTTTACTCTGTCCTCCTAATCTATATGTTATCCCTGTTTCTGTTGGTAAAGCAGGACGATACTTGTATTGACTTCCTATTTTTGTTGGATCAGTAGGATCAACATCACTTCTATGCCAAAGTTCTTCCCAATGCCTATCTGCATTAAATGCTGTATTAAATTGATTTTGTAATACATCAGAATCAGAAGTTTCAGTATTAGGTAATATTAAATCAGTTCCATCATATCTTGCTCTTCTTGTTCGTCCATCAAAAGTTTCTCCTAAATCTGATAAAAGTTGTTGAGCATCAAAATCACTCCCTTTTATATTTGCTGGAATAAGAGAATTATCTTTAGAAGTTAAAGTTTTAAAAGTTTTAAATGGATATTGTTTTGATGCGTATTCAAATAATTCTAAATCTGAAGCGGACTCTTCATCTCCTGTATGAACAAAAGTAATAGAGTTAAGACTATTGATTGCTATTGTTTCTACAGAAGTTACTTCAGGAGTCCCTGTGTAGTCACTATGAAAAATAGCAATAAGTTCTATAGTTTCAAAAATAGTATAATTAGTAGTATCTATAGTAATTTGGACGGATTTATTACTATTGACTCCTTCTTGATTTCCTGTATATTTTGCTGATTGATTAAGACTTTCAAGGTCTTGCGTAATATGAATCATTTTACTTGGAGGAGAAATTAATGATTCTTTACCATCAAAAGTTATTAATCTATAAGCATATTCATAAGAACCTACTTTTAATGCTCCTCCACCAAATATTGCTGTTATTAATGGTTGCGTATAAGTTACATTTGGAAAAATATCTATTAATCCTACAGGAGTAGTAGATAAGGCAGCGTCTTCTATGTTTATAGATCTAAAATAATTATTATAATCTGTCCAATAAACTCTTTTAATGCAATCAGATTCATACCGTCCTAATGCTTCTATTGGATGATTTTTATTAAAATTAAGTGCTGGGTCAGAGTAAACTAAAGTAGGAGAAGAAGGAACAACATCTCCTGTAACCTCATCATATTCTAATTTGTATATCCAACCTCCAGTACCTGCATCATCTGCAGTAAATAGAATAATTTCATTTCTAATATAAGCGGTTCCAATAATTTCTTTAACGCCTGAAGCTCCTTCTTGAGGGATTTCAAAATAATATTTATTTCCTTTAAAATTTGTAACAGATGATTGAGATTCTCCTGAAGTAGTTGTTATACGTAGATTTACCGCATCAATATAAAATTGATTATAATCAGGACTATCATATGCTTTATCTACATTAAGCCCTCTATATTGATTGGCTCCATTTTTCATTATGCTAAATTACTAGTGCTTTGTGTTACTTTACTTGGAACAGAAGATTCTCCTGAACTTTTTGGTCTAAAATGTCTTTGTTCAGGTAATTGGAAATTAGCAAAGAAAGATGCATGTGCTTGAATATCAGGAATAGTACGAATAATAGCATTTTTTTCTGATTCAGCTTGATCAACATTACTAGGAATTTTAGCACTATTTACTGCTTGAGCAAAATACCATTCTTTATCTCTTTCAATAATTTGGAATTTTTTATCTGTTAATGCATCTTGTATCCATCTTTTTCTTGCAATTTTATAAGCAAGATAATGCGCTGCTGCTTCTAACCAGGACTGGTCTCCTGGAATTAAAGGAGTTCCTTCTGCATCTGTTGGTATAGCCTCGATAGCCATTGCTACATATCCTTTAGAAAAAGATGTAAAAATATAACCTTGTCCTAATGTATATGTATTGACGCTTTGTGTAGTATAATCTCTATCATCTAGATGATAACGGTCATGAAAATGATCAGTAGCCCATCGCATAGGACTTAATCTTCCTTTACCACATTCAGCTTCTTGTAAGCTATCTACGCAATCTATAAAGGCTGTTTGTACTACTTTAAATAAATCATCAGGTAAATCTCCTCTACCATCACAAATAGGGATATAACAGGTCTTATTTTCCATTACAACTCCTGTTTTAGTATGGGCCATAAACTCTGCTAACCATTCTATTGCTTGAGCATCATCAATATCAAATCCCCATTCGGAGATTTGTTTATCCATAATGGCTCTATATGAAACTGTATTACCTGTATAACTCATATTATTTTCCTTTTAAATAATCTGCTAACTTATCTACTAATGTTTTTTCTTCCATAGGATTTTCAGTATGAATAGATTTTACTGTATCGTGCTTCCATTTACCATCAGCTTTTGAATTAGTGATAACAGATTTAATATATCCATTAGATACTTTTTCTACTCTTGTGGTTACACTGGAGCCGTCTGGATTATCTATTCTTTTTTCCCAAGTAGTCTTGGCTTTACCTCCATTTCCTGTTCCTATTTCTATTTCTATCATATCATCCATAATAAAATGTTTTTCTATTTGGGTCAGTTACGACTGTTTTAATTAATCTAGAATATTGTCTAGATGGTTTAAATTTGTAAAATCTTTTATATTTAACTATTGCTGTAGCATTGTCCCATAAATGTTGATAAAACTCTTGGTTTGTATGATCATTCTCGAAATAGATAACTTTTTTATTTGTTAAATCAATAATCTCATCTCGTGTCTTTCCCTGGTATTTCTTTTCCCAATACTTCCAAGTAGTACCCCAATCAACTTTTAATGTTTTAGCTCTTTGTCCGTTCTTTTTAAAAAAATGTAATTTTTTAGCTTGTATTCTAATAGTACCTAATTTTCCTAATTTTAACTGTAAATTATCTTTTACTATAGCTTCACTATATGTTGTTAATAAATCTTTTAGAAAATTAGAATATGTTTTTCTATCTAATTTTTCAAATTTTGTATTTTTTCTATAATGACTAAAAAAGTCATATTTTTTAATATCACCTGTTATTTTACCTGTTCCTCTTTTTAAATAGTTATGACTCATCTTTGTCTAGTTTGAGGCTGCGCTGCTACTTGTCCTCCGCCATCTGCTCCATCATCATTAGCATTATTACTATCATCCATTGGAATTTGTTTTTTAATCATTAATTGTTGCATAATAGCGCCTTTAACATATGCCCACATCCACTGATTCATTGGATAAGGGTCGTCAGGTGTCCAACAACTTTGATTTGTTTCGCAATTAGTTAATGTTGCTAATGCAGTAGGATCTTCAAAAATTCCCCTAATTGCAATTGATTTTAATAATTGGATACTAGGGTCTTTACTAATTACATAAATATAATTATCATACAAAAAAGCATATATAGCATTTTTTGTAGTTCGTCCTTCTCCTATGTAGGGCACTCTACTATAGTCAATTAAAGTAAATCTTTTTGCTGTAATGATTACAGGACCTACAGAAGTAATACCTTTTTTATAATGAAATTCGATTGTATTTGGTATTGGCTTAGTAGTTCTGAGAATCTTACATCCTATTGGAACTGTAACACAACAATTATGTGGGTCTACTAATTCTAAACTTAAACAAGGAATTTCTTGTTGAACATAAGGATCCATTGTTCTTTTCTTATTATATTCGTTGCGAATAAATAAAGAACGTTGTTCATTAATTAAATCTGTATAATATCTAGTACTAAATATTGAATCAGAGTTATTTATATTTAGAGCTTCGTCTAATTGGCTATGGAGATCTGTCAAAGGTAACATATTACAAATATATTAAAAATTAAGTTAAAATCTTTGTGTTAAAAAGGCTTGATAAGATTTATTAGAAATATGATAAACTTTTTTGCATTTACATTTCATATGACGTTTAACATATCCCATAGGTGTTGTATCAGTATGCGATAGTTTAACTTTTTCTGAGGCACATTCTGGACAAGCCCATTTAGGGCCTCCTTTAAGTACTGAAAAATTAATATTATGGTCTATATATGGCATAAGAACATTAAATACATCTTCTAAGAGTACTACATCTTGTGTGCAATAGTCCACCATTTTTTTGAGTGCTTTTTTTGATTTTTTTTCTTGAATGTCTCTCCACATATCTATTCCTTCGTGGTCTAGTTTTCTTCCTACTTCGAGTACTTGTCCAAGATAATTGAGTCTATTAGAATGAAAATTAAAATATTTTCTTGCTTTTTTTAATGTATCAAGGGTTCTGTATTTTGGAAACATCGGTACTCCCTGTACAATACATCTAGTTCTAAGTTCTTTTAAATCAAATCTATCTCCATTATGAGCTATTATTTCATCTGCTTTAGATAAAACTTTAATTAAATCTTTAAGTAATTTTTTATCGTCTTGTTCTTTATCCCATGTTAAAGTATGGACATAATCTTCAAATTGCCATTTATAGCAGACACAAATTATTTTTTTTTCTGATGTAATGTTGCTTGCATCTACCCATTGTTTTCCTGTTCTCCATACTCTTGCGGTTATATAAGATGTTTCAATATCAAAAAATAATCTTTTAATATTTCTTTTAAATCCTTGTTCTTTTAGTTTAATTCTAACAGCACTTATTTTTTTACGAGCTGTTTCTAAGCTAATTGGTAGATCAAAATCTTTAATCATTTCTCTAGCAATTGCTGTATTATTGCGTGTAGATTCACATTTTAGTTTAATGTATTCTACTATTTTTTTAGAATAACGCATTTTTTTATTTTTTAAAACATAAATAAATCAGCATCCTAATAAAAAGCAATACTATTAGTAATGTTGTAATCATTACTTAACTATGGAATACGTAATAGCGCTTCCGAATAAAACTCCTGCGGTTATTTTAACCCATCCTCTTTGAAACCATTTGGGCTTTTCTTTTATTGTATAAGAAGAAATACCTTCTATTTTTATGAGAGGATTGCTATTTGTTATTGTTACAATAGTTTGTTTTTGTTTCCACCATTTTTCTCGTTTATTTCCAATAGTAAAACCTATTCTATTAGGAAAAGAAACATTATTAAATGTGATTCCTGTATTTTTAAGAACCATATTAATGTTATAATTTGTGGAATCTATTATTAAAGTAGTATCAAATTCACAATCGCTTAAATAAATTGGAATTTTTAAAGTATCTAATTTGATTACTTCATCAACAATGGTAATTATTTGTGGGTCTTTTATTTTTAAATCTTTAATATAATCTACTAAAGTATCTCCTACAAATTTAAGATCCTCAATAGTAACTTCTAAATTTTTATTGTAATTAACTAATTGTCCGTTTTTAGTTTTATATGTCTTTGCTATGTGTTTATAATTAATAAGATTTTCTATTCTTTTTTTATCTTGTTTTGTTTGAATACAACTTTTTGTATAAAGAAACATAAAGAGTATTAATCCTATAATAAATAGAATATCCTTGTTTTTTTTAATAAACATTAATATTCTAAGCATTTATAATTAATTTAATTTAATAATATCTTGTATTTTGCTTTGAGCATTTATATCAATTCCATTCTTTTTAAAGAAAGATACTATCATTGATAAATATGAATTTCCTGCTCTTGCTCCTGTAGCGTAAATTTTTACAAATTGGTCAAGTTGTCCTGTAAAAATGAAATCGTATCCTGGCACGTATGGGCTCATTCCATAGAGCTTGGAATGCTTTGCTATCTCTGGGGAATAATAAGGTTTTATAAGTTTTCTTTTGCCCATAGGATAAGCTTTGTGCTGACCATTTACAATTTTTAAAATATATTCTTTTTGTAATTTAATACCACTTTGAAGAGTTCCGTTATGCTTATTAGCTCCACTATCTGTATTACCAATATTTCCAGGATTATTAGTTCTATAGGAACGAGTTCCTTTTCTAAATCCTTCTTTATATGCCATAATAGTACAAAGTAATCTAAATCCTCTAGGTTGATCAGACATAACTATTTCTAATACAGGAAGATATTCTTCCAATATTTCTTTATTTAATCTGATTCTAACATTAGGACTTATTGGTTTATCAGGAAATACAGAGCCTTTTATAGTAACACCTCTATATTTTTCATCAAATTTTGTAGCAGGAGGTAATTTTAGTTTAATATCTAAAGCTTTAATAGTACTAGTTCCTACTATTCCATCAACTACTAAATTTTTTGCTTTTTGGAATTTACGCACATAAGAATCTGTAATACTTCCAAAATTAGTTGTAAAATAAGGCAGTGACCAAAAGCCAGCTGCCTTTAACCCTTTTTGGATTTGTTTTACATGAGCGCCTTTATCTCCTTTTTTTACTAACATTATTACTCTTTTGGTAAACCAATAAGGCTATCTTTACTTCTTAATAACATTCCTGCCATGCCAAAGAAACCTATTAAATCTTCCCAAGCTGTTCCAAAGGTCATCATTGCCATACAGTAGATTAAAATTCCTGCTCCTAAAATAGTTGTTGCGTAATTTTTTACTAATCTTTCCATTATTTTATTTTTTGAGTTTTATAAATATAATACTTTATTACGGTATAATTAAATAAATCATACTGCTTCTTACCTTCGTTTTCTTTTTTCTTTATAAGAAATAGGAGTATTATTAATTAATGAATCTAGTTTACCTGGAGGCAAATGTCCTGCTAATTCGCATATTTTTGTACTTCTATCATAGAGCATATGTTCTTGCCCAAGTTGGATTACAACAGTAACTATTTCTTCTACTGCTGTATTTAATTCATTAATAATAATATTTAAATCTCTTTCTAAAAGAATTAGTTCATTATCGTAAGCATCCCATTTTTCTTCAAATTCATTTGCTAAAACTACCATTAAAGAATCTACTTTCTTTTTTTCCTGATTTGCTCTATCTATTTCTGAGAGAGCTTTTTGTTGTTTTAATTCAGAAAGTTCTTCTATTCTATCGAGTTCTATTAATTGAATTTTAATTTTTTCTTCTTTTAATTTTACTTCATTATCTAAATCATTAATAGTATGGTGTACTTGTTCAACCGCACTATCTGCTACAATATGTAAACTATCTAAATCAACATGTTCTATTTCTAAATTTTCAATTTTTTTAGGAATTGGAGATGTACATGAAAAAAATATTACTAATGACCATATTAATATACCTAATATAGTTAGTACATATAAAGACCAATAAATAACTTCTTTCATTCCGTCTCTCATTTCATTTCTTTAATAGTGTTCCTAAGAAGAATTTCTAATTCTTTATTTTCTTTTTGTAAAGTTTTTATTTCAGATTTTAAAGTGCTGATATCTTTTTCATGTCTTATAATAGTTTCTTTATATACACTTTTATTATCTAAATACATATACCCTAAACCCATTACTGCTAAAAATAATATAGCAACAAAAGGATTCTTTAGAAAATCTGTATATGATACTCCTAATTTCATTATGATACTATTAGTTTTCCTGTACCACTCATAGTTCCTACTGCTATTCCTTCTGCGGGTCCTGCAAACGTACCATATAATTTTCCTGATGTATTGTACAAGGTTAATGTTGCCATTCCTCCTTCAGCAGCAACAACAACTATTGTAAAATGACATTTACCTCCTATTGTAGAAGGATCTACAACAAATGCTCCTACTACTTCACTTTCTAATCCACCAATCATGAAACCTGTTCCGCTTGCTTCAAAATCTACTGCTTTTACACCAGTAGAAGCATCTGTTAAGGCTAATAGACAATCAGCTGTCCAATAAATGAAACCTCCTACAGTTAATTCTCCTCCTCCTGCCCAAGTTTGGCCTCCATCTTTTAAATCTTTATTAGCAATGCTAATTTGAGAATCTTCGGGTGCATTTTTAATTTCAGCAATAGTATTTTTTAATATTTCTTTGTAATCCATTTTATTTAGTTTTTGACATTAAATATCCTGGTAATTTTAATGAAAAAATTCTTAATGTTTCAAATTCTTCATCGTTTAACCATTTTCCTTTTTTAATATAATCCATTCTTACCATACCTATAGCCTTGTCCTCAAGATCCATAATAGCATATTGGTATGTTGATCTAACACCGTCTTTTAAAAGATGATATTTACAAAGTCCTTCTGGATAATCTTTTATATCACAACAATGAAATTCTCCATAATCAACTAAAGGCTTTAGTGTTGTAACACAAGCCGATACAGGAATATTTTGTTTTTCTAATTGGATAGAAGCAATTCCTTCAGATACAACCTCATAGGAAATAGACATTTTTTGCATAGATTTCCCTGAATAATATTGTCCTCCATTATGAAAAGAAAATATACTTACTCTATCGGCTCCTAATTCTTTAGATATTTCTTTTAAATTTTCTATAATTTCAACATCTTCTCCTACACATTTTTCTATAGGACCTTCTTTAGCTGTTATTGCTCTTTGTTTTAAAAAGTATTTAAGCCATATTACTCCTAATGTAGTGCCTGAAGCTATTAATGCTGTTATTATTGGAATTATTGTTTCGGCACTCATTTTATATTATTTTTATTTTAGAATTGATAACCGTTTAGTGATAACTCTGAAACAAGTACGTCTGTATTGGTGGAACTTTCGACTTCAATATCAAACACATCGCCCAATGTTGCCTGTCCTATTACACTGAATGAAACTGATGTTGCCACCCCTGACTTTATTTCTACCTTTCCTACGGAGGAGGTTATTGCTGTCCCATTGGCCCTGAGCCTTAAAGTTATAAAGGCGTTTCCACTCTGTTCCACCGTTGCGTTTACTGTAACAAAAAAGTTGGCATCAATTTTACTGTTATATGTAAAAGAACAGTTCGCCACACTTGTTCCAACTCTAGTGGCAATAGGGAATACTATAGGAGATGTAAACCCTCCACCTCCAACTGTACTTGCCTCAGCAAATACAATTGGATTGGTGACGGAATTATCCAACTTAACGCTGTTACCAGTTAGTGTCATCGTCCCTTTAGCATTTCCATTGCTGATGCCCTGATTAGCTTGTATGATGTATGTATTCTGTACATCATAATCGAAATTAGCTAACACCCCTGTCGTAAGATTCGTGTCTACAAAAGTATTCGATGCCAATGTTCCAAACCCTGTCGTGCTTAATGGTGATATTTTTAAGCCATCTTGTGTAATTTCGGGGTGAATGATTGAACTATTTATGTTTACTACTCCATTGCCAATCGGTGTTGGGTTTACAGGCACAGTTGCATCAATGTTATCTATTATTTCCAATTGATTTAACAATGAATGATTACTAGCAGGACTTGTTCCTTCTTCATACCAATTGTAAACTTCACAAGAAGTTATTTCTAAATGTCTTATAGAACGAAACTCACATCCTGCACTCGTGCCTCCTGATATATACCAAATTAAAGTATTAGCAATATCTACTAATTCAAAACCTGTAATA